CGTCTGAAAAAGCTGTGTTGGCAGCGGGAATTTTACGTTCAAAAGAATCAGTCGGATCCGCACCAAATGTTCCTGGCCTTGGTGGAAACAATTCTTTCAAAGAAGGTTTTGCTCCCGGTTTAATATACGGACTCCTGGTTCGAGTGGGTATGTCCGATTGCGCATTTGGCAATAAATCACGCAAAGAAAAACCACCGGCCAAAAGATTACCTGGCGCACCTGGAACATTGGTAGTACCTGAGTAATACATTTCTACGCTTCCTTTATTGCTGTATTCTACTCTTCTATAATTTCAAACCCAGCCGGATCGTTTACTTTGGTAAGGATAATCCCATTGCCCTTGACGTCCCAGTTAAGAACATCACCCTCTTCCCACCCAAGATCTTCAAGTACTTCTTCGGGAAGTGTGATAAACGGCTCACCGTTTTCGTCTTCCTCAACCTCAAGAATGTAACTCATTTGGCCAAAAGCTTTTCCATAAGCTTATCAAGCTTATTGTTGATCTGCTGAAAATTATCGTGCATGTTTTGAATTTCTCTTAGAAAATCAACTTTTAAAACGTATTCAAGAGGCATGCGATTTATCTGTTGTTCCAAGGAGTCCACGCGGTTTTCTTGCGAACGTAACGATGCGTTAAGAGTTTGCAGCCGCTCATGCGTTCGGCTTAGGATCTTGTTTGCTACCCAGGATCCCCCTGTGACAGCTGATACAACTGCTGTAATTGCAATTGTTAAATATTCTGGGCCCACAGATATGAAAGCTTTCTTCTTATTTTAAACTTAGTAATCAAGATGAAGTGCTCCTTTTCTCATAAGACCTGTTACGAGCCAGACAAGAGCATCGACCGTATCATCATGGCCACTTACGCCAAAATTTGTAAGTTCTTCAAACATGTTTGTAAAGTTTCTGAAACGATTAAAAATAATCTTTCTATCTTCAAACATACCCATGATTCCCCTAAATCGTGCCAGTTTGTCTGCACGGAATCCTTTGACCGGATGCCAAATCAAGTTGTAAAGACCTTCGTTATTGAGACACACCCTCTTAAAGTCAGCCTCCAGTGAAGCTTGGTACTGAACAGCTTCTGACCAAATATCACAAGTTGAGTAAGTAGGGAAATAATTACCTCCTTCATCACGACCTACAACTGACCAGTCATTAAGAAGCTCCTTCAAAGCATCAAGTTTTTCAAGGTTGCCCATGACTCGGATTCGGCGGTAATCAATAATATGAATACGATCTCCAATACGTCCGCCAAGGATCATGACCGTGTAGTCGTTCTTTTCTTTGATGCCAGCTGATAGGTCAACACCAATACCTAATGCATCAAACTCCGTTGCAATCTCAGCTTTAACAATAAGTTCTGGTGCCAGGGAAAGTTCGTTCTGTCTGACAATTTGATTCATGTACTGGAACGAGAAAGCAATAGGAGCTTGCCGTTTCTTTTCTTTTAAGTAATCCAGTGACCACATCTCCGGCCAATACGATTCCTCTTCACCGGTTTTAGGATCGTTGATAATTGCAGAAAGAACAATCTGCATCCAGTTGTTTTGCTCGTTGAATGTAGTGGCATGAATATCGTCATGTCTAAACCTTGTTCCAAGGCAGATTGCTCGTGCGCCTTCAAACATCGTTGGTGAAATAACAGCATTCCAGTTTTCCTGCATTGTTTTACGAATGTCAGGATTAGAAATGTCTGCTGCAGATTTAATGGCGTCATCAATCATTACCAGGTGTGAACGCTTGGAGGTCACAGAACCTTTGAGGCCAGCAGCGCAAAGAGTAAATTGTTCGTCACCAGTTACTTCAATGCCAGCAAATTTATGATCAATAGACCAGTACTCATTACTGGTTACGTTTTTAAGAAGGCGTACCTTAGGAAATACTTCTTGATATCGTTTGCTTTCAATGATGCGTTTAATGGTTGCCGACTTGGAACGAGCAATATCAACCGTATATGACAAGTAAAGAATTTGTAATGGCAACTTGGCTTGTGTATGAATACCTATAGCCCAAGCCGTAAGCAAACCTAAGACTGTTGACTTTGCAGAGCCACGGGGAGCAAGTAGATCAATGTTGGGTCCAGCAATTCGCAACAAACAACTACTGTTTTCATTCGTGACAAAATGGCGATTCCAATCTTGGTGATGTTGAGCAGGAGGTTTGTCCGCTACATAATCACAGAAGAAACCAAAATCTTCTCGTGCCCTCTCAAGAAGATCTAAGTTTTTAGGTGCCCTAATCTGTTGGTTGCGTGCAGCAGCCTTTGCGTTACGACGGTATGCAAGGTGCTGATAAGAAGGCACAACGGTTATTCAGATACTACTGAATACTATCCTATTTACTTTCCTTTTGTTTTTTCTGCTTTTTGTACTTGGTGGCTTTCTCAAGAGCTGCCTTACGTTTTTCTTTATCCGACATCTCAGTGCCGTCTTCTTTCTTGGCTTCTTTCTTCTTAAGGTACTCAAGAAGCTGAGGGGGCATTTTACCTTTAGCCATTAGAAGTTACTTTGTCCGCGAGAGTTACGCATGCGTTCAACAAGTTGTTGGTACTCTGGGCTGCTTTGATCAGGCATACGGGCTTCACGACCAGTACTTAAATCAACGCCTGAAGTGGGCTGTCGATTTATCCCCCTGCGCTTACCTTCTTCTTGACGTTGGCGGGGATATGACATGCCGCCTTGTTGAGCACCCATTAACATAAGTGGTTTGCTTAAGACTATTCTAGTAGTATTTATTCTTCAAGCTGCATGCGAGCCCACACACTCATTGCAGCTTCCTCCAGGGGGCTTTCAATAGGATCATCTTTAAAGATAAAAAGGAGTTCACGAATAGCACGGTCAGCTCCAGCCATCAGCAAACCTTTACGGTCTTTGTTACCTGTGAATTGTTCTACCTGAGCAATGGTCCCACGCAATTCTTTTTGCATGGAAGCAATACGTGCAACACCTGCGTCACGTTTGACGGACATGTTTTCAATATCTTCACGCAACTTGCGGATGTCCTCCTGCATCTCATCAATTTCGTACAGGAGTTTTTTTCGGTGATCCGGTTTTTTATAGTTGTCTTTTACCCAGAGATCACACGCAGTGATACTCCCCCTGTAGCCAAGGAACCTGGAATATAGGTAAATTTCAACTACTGAGTAATTATCTGCGCAGAAAGCGCAGAATGATTCTTGAGTAGACGCATCAAGATTGTCTACCCACCCATCAAATAACTCAATATCGATAAGCTCGTTGGGCCTGACCGTAGTCGCGTTCTTCGTCTTTCCGTTTAAAGAAGTCTTGCTGTTCAGCGGAAGTGCGGGATTCCGCTGCGCCTTTACCGATTGTTTCACGTTCTTGTTCAGCAGCAGCTTTTCCTTTTGCTATGGACGAACCAACAGACACGTCCTGAAAGATCTTAGTAGCAGCAGCAGCTTTCCTGGCTTTGTCTTCATCAAACAAAAAATCATACGGATCGCTTTGATCGAACGAGGTATTTGAAGAAGAATCGGCCATTACAATAACTAACTAGAAACTATTTTTTTGATCAACGGAATCTTCCGATTCTTTTGATTGATCCTTTTCGGCTCGTTGTTTGGCAAAATTATAAGCAAGTGAAGCCGCTTTTTTGTATTGACCTAAGTCAAAACTCTCGCTTGAAGAGCGGGAATCAGCAGCTTGCTCTTGCATCAGAAGTTGCTCATCATCGAAGCAAGGCCCTGTTGGAAGATGTCACGACGTCCTTCAACAGATTTTTGGCGCTGTTGACGACCCTTGGAAGCCTCAAGACGATTCAAGAGTTCTTGAAACTCATTAATATTAAAACGTGTAGCGTCGTCAGTACCGGTGGTATCTAGTGCGGACATTGGTTAAAAAGTTAACTAAATAAATTATAGCAATAGTTATTATTTAGTACAATTAGCTCCAGAAACCAGAGACAAGATTGGCGGCTACATTGCCAAACGAAGAGATGTTAGCAATTTCTTTTTGGCCTTCATTCTTGATCTTCTGGGTTTCTTTGTCAATCTCTCCTTGAAGATTGGTTAAACCAGCACTGTATAAATACTGACGAGTGTCACGTACATTCTGAAGCTGTTCTTGGATTTCTCCAGGGGTTCCACTAAATTTATCCTGGAAGTCAGGTGTTGAAACTTTTGCACGACCTGCAAGCTCTGTGCCTGCATAAGTAGGCAACAGGCTCTTATCAAAGTTAAACGAACGTTGACCCGTTTTCTTACCTTTTTCATCAACACCTTGTTTGCCAAACATGGTGTCGTAATAATTATCAAGATAGCTCGTATTAAACTTATCTTGATACTCAGAACCCTTAACGAGAGAATCTTTAAGGTCTTGAACGCTACTGTAATACCCTTGGTTAAAACGCTCCTGAGCCTTGCCGAGTTCTTCTTCTGTAGCTTGACGTCCAAGGAGTTCTTCGTAGGCCGCCTTGGTGCCTGTAGTGCGGCGTCCGGGGAGAAGTTCTTCAGTGTAGACCTTGGTTAACGCAGAAACATCTTGTTCTGGTGGTGCCAGCTCATATTTAGATGCGTAGTCCCGTAGTTGAGAAGTCGCATCTGAATAACCAATCAATCCTTGACGCAGCTGGGACTCAAGCCCGGAACGCATTCCACCAAACGCAGAAGCAGCAGAAAGCTTACGTGCGTCTGCAGCAGCTTTAGCTTCAGCTTTTTCAGTAGCAGCACGTGTTTCAGCGGCAACTTCTCGATCTTGTTGATACTTTAAATACTTCTCAAAAG